CACCAAATGCGCTTAGAAGATCCCGATTTTGCCGAGCAATATGACGCTCACGAATTCGAGGAATGGTATTCAGACTTTTACGAAATGATTAAAGAGGAAAACGAAAGGAATATGAGTTATGAAAGCTAAACTATTGATTCTATTGGGCTTTATGTCGCTAATGTCTAGCGCCCATGCCTGTAAAACTGTTATAATCAACACACCCAAGGGAACTACTGTTTGCTATATCTGCGCCGAGGGTAAGATTGTGAATTGTGAGCCATTATGAAAACACTATATTGGTGGGCTTGTTTTTACCTAGTTTTAGCCTATGTTGTTTATCATCTTATGGGAGTGATGCTATGTTATGCTTGGGAATACCTCTAAAATCGATTTAAACGGCTTTAGAGGCACTTTTATGGACTAGGTAAGGGGTAGGTGATACCTACTATGTTTTAATCGAATAGAGGAGGTTTTAATGCACTGCACAATATGTGACAAAATGCTTAACGATTATGAGTCAACACGAAAGACACTAGATGGCAAGTATTTGGATATGTGCCAAGATTGCTATACAGGGCTTGATGTATTGATACCGACAATAGATCGTAAGGATTTACTTCATGAGGCTGATATGCCTACTGTGGATCAAATCTTTGACGAATACGGGGACTATACAGACTATGATGATTATAAAGACCTATGATGTTATACAACTTAGTATATGCTTATGATATATACATAGTTAAAAACACCTATGAAGTAATACAATATAGAGAGGGTATCATATTATGATGATTTTGTCAATAGTTTTCTGTTGTATTTATGTCGTTGTTTTTGTTGCTAATGTGTGATATTGTCGTAACTACTAGGAGGATTTTATGCACCACAACGAAGAAGCAAGGTATCACTTTATCCTTATGGATATGGTCGATTTAATCGGGGATTATGGCTTTGATCGTGTAATGGCTGATTTAGATGTCGCTATTGCTGATAAGGTCAATCGCTTAGTTCAACGGGCAGTATTGGAGGATAAAGATGAATAAGATGGGTATGGAATTGATTACAGACCATGAACGATCCGCAATATGGGATCATGATAAGAATAATTGGGATGTCGCTGATAAGATGGTGTATCAGTGGAAAAATAAGACAGAGCAGTCACCTAGATTTAGTATTCTTCATGATGCTTTAGATTGGATGATTAAGCGTAATTCATGAAAAACCTTGTGTATGTCGCTGTATTCTGTTTTGGTGTTCTTATCGGCTATGTTGCTGGTCGTATGGAATGGGCGCATGAGGATTGTTATGACGCAACAGGCAAGTATCAGCGCTATGAGGCTTGGTTAAGCGTTAAGAACGGGATTTATCGTTGTTTTTGGATTGAAAAGGAATTCCCTCATCGGATTAAGATGCAGGGTGTTATAGATGTAAAGTAACATTATCGTTACATTATAGCCTATAAGGATACATTTATGTTACATTTTACAACTTAGGAGGATTTATGACACAGTATTATAATTTAAGCAATGCGTTAGATACACTAGAATTTCAAATGCAATCATTTACGGCTGTATTAGAAACATTGGCATCGGCTGATCCTGATGATCTCACTAGCGGAACTATGTGGTTTATCCATGACACAGTAAAACGCTATCAAGATCAGATTAACCTAATTTCAGGTAAAGCGATGATGGCTCACATTGATGCACAAGAAACAGAAACTAAGAAAGGTAAGAAAAAGAATGCTGGCTGAAAAGCAAAGTAAGTTTATTAAACACATTGGTTGTGATCGGTGTGGATCAAGCGATGGCAACAGTCTGTATGACGATGGACACACCTATTGCCATGTCTGTTTGACCTATGTCGATCAAGCCGGTGAAATATCAACAAGAGAAATTAAACCTATGAATAAGGACTTGCAATTCTATGACAATGCTACTTCTGGTGCTATCAGTGATCGTGGTATTTCTTCGGCTGTTTGCTTAAAATACGGGGTTAAACAAGATGTTAACAAGCATTATTACCCTTACTTTGATAATGATGGTGTGCTATCTGCTATTAAGATTAGGCTCATTAGTTCTAAATCATTCTCGATTGCTGGTGAGTTTAGCTCTACGCTCTTATTTGGTCAAAACTGTTTCCCTAAGGGCGGTAGATTCTTAACAATCTGCGAGGGTGAATTAGACGCTCTATCAGCGTTTCAGATGATGGGCGCTAAGTATCCGGTGGTGTCGATTCGCAATGGTGCATCGGCTGCTTTAAGGGATTGTAAGGCGCAATACGAATACATTGATTCATTCGAGAATATTGTTTTATGCTTTGATGGTGATGAAGCCGGACAGAAAGCAATGCAGTCTGTTGCTGAGTTATTCGGTGGCAAAGTCAAGATGATGAAGATGCGAACCGGACTCAAAGACGCATCGGATTATCTCAAGATCAAGGCAGATAAGGAGTTCGTTGATGATTGGTGGAGATCAGAGCAGTATGTGCCTGATGGCATCATCCAAGGCTCTACGCTATGGGATGTCGTATCTAAACCGATTGACAAAGCAGAAGTCGATTATCCCTATTCTGGTATAAACAAACTAACCTATGGCATTCGTAAGGGCGAGTTAGTTATGATTACTGCCGGATCAGGATTAGGCAAATCACAGTTCTTGCGTGAGATTGTATGGCATATTCTGAGCAAGACCGAGGACAATATCGGCATGATGTTCTTGGAGGAAGGTGTGCGTAAGACTGCTAGATCGCTGATGTCTTTGGCATTGAACAAACCCATTCACTTACCTGATGTAGATGTAACTGAGGAGGAACTCAAAGATGGATTTAATCGAACACTTGGCACTGACCGCCTTTATCTGTTTGATCATTTTGGAAGTAGTAATCTTGATAACATTGTTAATCGTGTCCGTTACATGGCAAAAGGACTTAACTGTGGCTATGTGGTCTTGGATCACATTAGTATCATTGTTAGCGGGGGTGATGTTGGGGATGAACGAAAGGCTTTGGATGCGATTATGACACGCTTGCGGATGTTGGTGCAAGAAACAGGTATTAGTCTGTTATGCGTGTCGCACCTAAAGCGTCCTGAAAGCAAAGGTCACGAGGAAGGCGCTGTTACTTCTTTGGCGCAACTGCGTGGCTCAGGATCGATTGCACAGTTATCTGACATCGTGATTGGACTAGAGCGTAATGGACAGGCTGTTGACATGATCGATAGAAACACCACTCATGTTAGGGTTTTAAAGAATCGCTTTAGCGGTTACACTGGCGGTGCTGGTGATTTACTATACAATCCATCAACAGGCAGAATGTTAGAAATACAGGAAACAATATGAAAGATGATTTACTAGAAAAGGCATTGAAGTATGCTAAGACTGACGATTACCATGTTACTCGTAAAATCATCACTGATCTGTGCAATGAGATTGAGCGATTGCGTGAACTTAATAAAGATGTCTTTAGCCGGATTCAGGATAATAAAGAAATCTTCAATCACGCTGAACGCTATCTTTGGCTACGCAATTCTGCTTGGGATGTTCCTCCGGGGGCGTATGCGCCGATTGTGGTAATATGCGATAACAAGATGGCAACATGGGAATGGCTTGATGGCACTGCATTAGACTTAACTATTGACAAATGGAGGAATGATGAGTAGAGAACTTTCAGCACGATTTGAGATTACCCGTACTTACTATGTCACCACTTACGGAAACTCTGAAGAAGAATGCTTTGACAATTTAGACCATGTTAAGGAAGAGGATTACGAGTTCTCAGATCAACAGGTCGAACTGATTGAAACAGACTATGCTGGCTTTTAAATGGTTTGCAACCTGCCTTTGCTTAATTGGCATTGCACTGACAAGTTTTAATATCTACCCTATAAACATTGTGTTAAGTGGGGTAGGCAGTGCGATGTGGGCTTGGGCGGGATGGAAACAACGGGATGATCCTTTGTTGATTGTCGAGTTAGTAGCAGTCGTGTTTTATATATCAGGAATGATTTCGTGGATGACGTGAGCAAACGAGTATTTGAATTAGCACGAGGATGTATTGACGAACTTGAGAAGCAAAAGCAATACATTCAATTATTAGAACAGTATATTGAGGAGTTAGAAAATGGTGTGGAAGTGTCCACCACTGAACCTGTTCAATTGGAACAACCTATGGAAATGGAGGAATCAAATGACAACATGGACAACGGAAGACCGAG